TTCTGTTACTTATATCAAACTTTGCCCAGTCCTCTAAAGTCCTGGTAAACAACATATTCCCCATATCTCCAGACTCTCTAAACTGTCCATCAAAATCTATCCCTACATTTTTTTCTATGTAAGATTCGATTGCAGCAGCATGAGACTGCTTCACATCTTCAGAACTATTAGGTATACCCCCTAGCTCTTTCTCTGTTTTTGATAACTTGGATATGTGTTTGTCGGGTCTATTCATAGAAAATCCTCTATATCCTCTATTCTTAAAATGGTATAGTAATCTAGGTTTATTATTCTCTACCAGTATAGGCATACCATAAAACACACAGGCCATCAAAACTTCTTCAAAAAATATCTCAGCCGTCTGTGGCCTAGCCACATACTCTAAGAAAAATTCATTTGCAGGAGCTTCTTCCATGCTAAACTTAGTCATTCCGTGCAACGCTCCGTTAGAACCTCCTCCACCTACAGTTCCAGATATATCGTATGAGTCACATCCAAACGCTCCTATATGGTCGTTGCCTGGAAACTTAATACCTCTTCTATCAATCACATTATTCTGCAATCCCTTTGACGGTGTCCAGCTAATTAAAAACCTACCCCTTTTATCAGGGCTAAAAGCTACCTTAGTATCTTTAATTCCATTCTGCCAATAAAAGTTCCCTCTTGTTAAATGATGCTCTAGTATTAAAGAGTCGTTGTAGTCTATCTGCTGGTATATCTTTGTAAGATTAAAAAGAGAAGACTTGCTCTCGTCTCTAAATGCGTGTGATTCTGTTCTTGGAAACTGTCTGTAAAATTCATTCAGCGCATCTGCATCTGATTTTAATGAATCTACTTCAGCTTGCCAGTAGTCTATAGCTCCGTTGGTAATCCACTCTCCATCAACACCTTTACATCTTTCATTGGGAGCTCTAAGAACAGGCTGCCCATATATATCTATAAAACCCTCCATGTTCATTTCCATAGGAATAAACAAAGAATACATACCGCTCTTAGTTTGTCCGTTGGCGTTTCTTGTAGTTACATCAGAGTCTTCGTAAAGCTTCTTAAAATTACTACCACCCTTATCTAAAGCATTTGAAGTAGAACCCATCAAACACTTACCTATTATCTTACTACCTAACCTCAAACAAGTTTTAGTAACCCTCCAGTTGTTAAGTATATTATTTGGTTTTATCCACTTACCACTTTCATCATGGACTAACAACATAAGCTTTTCACCATCATAGGAGTTGTCATCTGTATTCTTCCAGTCAATAGTGGTGTCAAGACCTGTAAGCTCTTCATCAACACTATCGTACATATTTTTCTTTGTTATCTTAGATGCTGGTATCCTAAAGGCTAGTTCAGTCTTTGGTTTATCCATACCGTCTTGTATGGGCTTAAAAAAGAACGGAAGTCTATTAGATATAGGAACTACTTTATCTGTAAACATCTTTTTAGAATCCGCTCCCGTCTTTGACAGTATACCTACCCTAGAATCTTTTGCTAGTGTTCCTGCGTTTACACACTCTGAAGAGCCCATAAACGAAAACCCTGAACGTCTAATCTTCAAGTATATCATTCCAAACGCTCGCTTATCTGCTTTACACGCTTCCCAAAAAATATAAAATATCCTGTTAGCTTCTCTGTAGTCTGGATATCCAACATCAATTGCTGACCATTGTAAATACATATAATGTGAGCCAGTAATGTAAGTTGGCTTACCATTATTCATAAACCAATGCCCCTCTTCTCTGCTGTCAAACTCAGACTCAATATAATCTACCCACTTTGATTTAAATGGAGTTGGCATTTCGTTCCACTGAAATATAGAGTATATCCTAGATAGTTCTTTGGGAAGTTCTTGTCTTTCCCAATACTGCTCTGATTTAGTTTTAGACCTTGAGAAACAATTTTTAGGAGCTATAGGTAAACCTATCCTCAGCCCTGATATTTCCACAACATCTCCGAGCGTACCATTTTTAGAAATACAAACAAAATCATATTTATCATTATATCCATACTCCCAGGTCTTGGCTCTATTTTTATTAGCCAATACACCTTTTGGTATGTATCCATCTAAAACTTTATAGATACTACTTTGAGCGTCTTTCTGCAAATCCTTGTTTTGTTTCAACTTTAGCGTCTGTGTTATTTGATAAGTTTATATTTTCCTGCTCCTGGTCTATCTTGTTTAATATATCAAAAGCATCAAATACAGCTAACTTCTTTGTTGCTGCTGCGTTCTTTAATCTATCTGCCGCCAGTTCATCTTCTGGGTCGTGCTTAATAATATCTTCCTTAGCAACCTTAATAAGCTGTTCTACAGCCTTTCTTCCTGCTTCAATTATTTTTTTCTTTAGTTCTTCTGATTTCATTTTGTTTTATTGCATTATCTAAATGAGCTTCTTCCCAGTGCATTCTATAATCATAACCACCAGTAAATGTTTCCTCGCACTGACTACATTTTATAGTATGCTTCATAAACACATTGTAATGTGGTGGTCATACATTCTATATAGCTTCTGCCCATCTACATTAAATTCATATTCAGTATCTGGCTTAAATGTAACTAGGTCGCCTTCTTTTATACCATACTCTTGTAATGTTTTATTTATGTATTTGATTTTACCCATGAGCGGCTCTTCGGCAAAAGGCTTGTGTATATAAGATTCAGTAACTGGCACTGGCTCTACAAAACAATACTTATCGTGGCAATGCCATTTATTGTTTTTATTGTACATATAAAACTGCTGATTGTCTACAAAAAACAAATCATCCATAAAAAAACTTTTACCGCTCTTCTGCCTACCCTTCATGTCGTTGTAAAACTTAAATACATTATGATGTACTAAAAGAACATCTCCTGGCTCTATATCTCCATTGTATCCTAAAGGAGTAGAAACAACAATAGCCTCTCTGTTAGAAGCTATATGGTTTTCTTCTGAGGTGCTAGTTATAAAATCTACACCTCCTATTTCTTTTGAGTTGTTATATCTTTTACCCTTTGTGGGTTTTACTATAAAATAAAAAGGTGACCTCATTAAAAGTTTATATTATATTCTACGGAGATAGGCATAGTTGAATTAAACTCTTTCCATAAAAATATTTCATCTGCTTTTTGAATCCATATTTTTATTGAGCCTTTCTGCTCGTCTTCTTTTATTAAATGAATGCTGTGTGAACCTCCAAGTATTTCTTGTCCTACAATATAGTGCATTGCGCTAGACTTATAGTCTGGACCTATTGATATCTTTCTAATCTGCATTGTATTAAATTTATTAATACAAATATAACGATTATTTGCCTGGAAGTTTTACTCCTATCTTATCTGCCGTTCTCGCTCCGAAGTATCCGCAAAGGACCCATGTGAGAAGAGAAGCTGTATCAGATGTTTCAAGTCCCATATACCATCCGCCTACATACGCTCCGACTAATACAACTAAAGTTAGTGGTCTCACATTACGAGCAAGCCAGCTCTGGCTTCCAGAGTCTGCGACCCAACGTCTAGTTACACCATCTATCTCTGCTCGCTCGAGTTTAAGCTTTTCAAGAGCTATTCTCTTGTCACCTTCACTTAGTTCTTGATTTCCGCTAATAAGCTCTGATATGACATTACCGGGTAGTATAGCGTCACCAACAATACCTAGTATTGAAGGCGCTTTCTCGATAAGAAACTTTCCTACGCCCGTTTCTTTAAATGGTTTTTTACTCTTGCTCATATCACTCGATATGAAGTTTTACCATTTATTCGTTCTGCTCTAAGGCAGCGTTTTCTATTTTCATCTGGGTGGACATAGCTCACATGAATCCAATCTGGATTAGTGTCATTACCAAACTCCCATATGAGCTGGTCAAAGCTTAGATTTTCTTTTATGTATTTATACATCTCAGCATTTGTTTTATGTCCAAGTGTATCATCAAGGTCAATTGCTCTACCTTGGCAATGTTGCGAGCGTGAACTTCCACCGATAGCTCGGTTTAAATCTTCACATCTATAAAAACTATTGATTCTTATAGGTCCACCTACATATTTTCTAAGAGGCTCGAAAACATTATAAGCAACGCCAACCATATTAGTAACTTCATAATCTCCTGGTGTATTGTCAATTCCTAATCGGGCAGCAGTATTGGATTTAGTTCCTTCTCTATAAGATATATGCTCACTTATTCTTTCCATACATTAAGTACCATTTGTGGACTGTGTATCCAATTGATACTAAAAGTAATAAAATTTTTAGTATTACGTCTATCTGCGTCATAGAAACTCCTAAAACCACACTGTTTATTCCCAATATTTTTATATCGTTAATTGACATTGCTGTTTGGTTTAACTATGTGGTACACCACATTAATATCTAAAAGTGCGCTATTTGTTTGTATATATTCCATTTTATGCGATTGCTAAATAGATGTAGGTTTCTCCACTACCATTCCATCCTGAATTACTTGTTGATAATTGAAACCCATCGCTTAAAAAACTAAATCTACCTGCATATGTAGTGTCAGCATTAGATAAGTTAGGAAACAATACAATATTATTTCCTCTTGAAGTATCGTATATCATCCAATTATCTGATAAGGATGTCGGTTTAAGTATTACAAATCTTGGAGCAAATCCTGTTGTAACTGATAATGTCCCTCCATTCCCTGTATAACTCCCCACCTTCTGATAACCTGTTACAGAGTGGAAGCAGTAGGCGATGTAAGTTGAACCACTTGAATTAGTTGATGTATCATTTCCTACATTTACAACTGTACTTGTAGCTGGACTTGGAAATACACCAGAAGAAGTACCGCCTGCCGAAGTTGTGTTTAGTTTCATATAATTTGGTGGCGTATTTGTTGTATCATACAATACAAACCAATCCTCTGTAGCACTTGTTCTTTTTACTATAACCAGTTCAGGTAACGAGCTCAATCCGTGTCCAAAACTTGCGTTAGAACCTGTCCCTGTATACTTCACAATACTAAACCCTGCTGCTTGATTGGCATTGGCTATGCTCGTTATACTACCCTCTGTATTTATAGCAGCTATTCCGGCAGCTTTCCAAGCCCAAGCAACGTAGTCTATTCCATTACGATTTACGTCAAAATAAGGAAAAGATGAATTTGTCCCTGCACCTAAATGAAATCCATTAGAATTATATTGAGTAACTGCTCCTTGATAAGTAGATGTTTCTTCAGCGTAGGTTTGGTTGCCATATAGTGCATAACCACCATTGCCAAATCTAACACTGTCAAATAAAGAATGATTAGCCGAACCCTCAACAGGGTCTGCAGTTCTTGCTTTTATCCATATAAGGTCAGGTTTAAAATCTAATGAAATATCTCTATCATTTCCATCTCCTGTCCAAGTAACAACATCAAAGCTATTCGCTAGTACTGTAGCAGGCTGAGCGTCTGCTGCTATAGCTAGGTAGATGTATGAACCACCGTTTGCGTTAACGCCTGTGTCAGTCGAAACTACCTGAAAGCCATTAGATAAAAAACTAAATCCATTTCCAAGATTACCTACGGATTCTGCCGCACTATTGTTAGGCACTAATGCTAAATTAGTTGGGTTTGTAGGATTTCTTTTATTATCAAAAACAAGCCAGTTATCTCCCGAATCAACTCTCTTTACCAAAAGAAAAGCAGGCTCAAAATCTGTTACAACATTATTACCTGCTGTTCCCGTCCCTGTATAACTCCCTATTTTTTGGTATCCGTCTACGCTGTGGAAGCAATATGCGATGTAGTTGCCTGAAGAACTGTTTACATTTGTATCTGAAGAAACAGTAAATTTATCGCTTACTGGCGAAGTATTATTCCAAAAATTATAAGTTTGTGCTTGCCCAGTTGAATTTAAATATAAATAATCAGTGTTTCCTAATGGTTCTGCATATACTGTCCAGTTTTTTGATGAACCGCCTACAACATTTAAATTTTTAATAATTATTAGTTGGGATGGTAAACTTAATCCTGTTCCTATAGTAGCTCCTGCTGTACTGTTTCCTGTCCACTTCACTATACTAAACCCTGCATCCTGATTAGCCTTTACAGTACTATCTATACTGCCTTGTTCGTTTAGTGCTGATGAACCTTCTCCTGCATTGAAACACCAAGCAACCATTTCGTTATTAGCACCACTTGCGCCTCCATTAAAATATCCATCATTTCCTAAAGAAAAACCATTACTATCAAAAGATATTATTCCGTTTGAAGAAGTTAGTTCTT